CATAAAAAACATTATTTTTAGCATTATTAGAATCTCTGTAAAGATAGAACACACCATCAAAATCTGAGCCTTGTTGAGTTCTAACAATTAATTGAGCAAGATAAAAAGGAAATTCTGGGTCAACTCCATAATTATTTGCACGATCTTCTGAACCATAACTATGCTCCCAGATGCAATTCATGGAGCCTTGACCACTAATTAATCCAGCTTCATATTGATTTCTAAATTCATCTCCAAGATTAGTTAAATCAACTTGCTCTCTACTGGTTGTCATCTCAAAATCTCTAATTTTCGCTACATGCCTAAAGTTGTCATTCTTCGTTTTTAATACAACATCTTTAGCAGAACTTGGAGCAACAAGGGTTAAAGCTGTTGAAGTTAATCCTTCAATTGAATCAGCAAAAGTGTTATATAAACGAATACCTCCAACAGGATCAATGTTTATAAATTTCTTTATGTCTGGGTAGCTATGACCATTAACAAGTTCAAGAGTTGAACCGTCAGCAGTTTCTATTACAACTTGATCTCCTGTAATTAACGAACCAGTGCTGTGGTCAAGACTAAATCTTTTGCTGTCTACGCTGACATCATAAGGATCTAGCTTGGTCCTAATTCCACTACTTAACGTGTCCCTTTTCAGGGCAATTTGCCCAGATTGTCCAAAGTAAACACTCATTAATCAACCAACGTTGTGTTGCCATAAGGAGCACCATTAGCTTCCCAACTAATATCTGCAGAGGCAACTTCGCCTACTGCCGTATTCATCGAAACGCTTGTAATAAAAACAGAGAATTGAATATCTCGAATATCTGAAGAGCCTGTGGTCATTCGCAGCTTTAACACAATCTCAGGAGAAGCATCATTCTCACCATCCCCTGCCGAACCTCCTGTTTTTATCGCATTGGTTAAGATTGCATTTAAGTTTGAATTAGCACCAGAAGCAGGACTTTCAACGTAATAAAACAAACGGCAACTACCTGAATAACTTCTGACTCCAGCTTTTAAAGTTCTATCTGTATCTCCCAGAGAAGTTGTTTCTAGTACAGCCATTGAACTAGAAAAAGACCAAGACTGAACCTTTGCTGCTTTAGTGCCTGAACCCGCTATGTAGAGTTCTCCATCACGACCAGAATAAAAACCCACAACCTTAAATTAAAACGTTGTTCTTATTATATGGGTGCATCCAAGCAAGCAACAAAACTACAGCTAACATTACTCAATCCATCGAACGTACTTGTAACAGTTGGAGGGTTATTAAACCTCCATTTTAACGGGGAGTTATACTTCCCTATCCTTTGTAATAAAGAATTTTCGCTAGGGTTATAATCAATGCCTGCTAAGGCTCCAGTGGAGGCAGACAAATTTATAAAATTGGTAGGATCTGCCTTACTATTAAAGTAACTATTGAGGATATTAGCTGTATCAGTATCATGTAGATTTGAGAAAGACAGACTTAAAGTCGCGTTAATCGGCTGATTACCAAAACGTAAATAAGTTTTAGTACCGTCTAAAGATTCAAAAGTAGTTTCTGGGTAATTACCAGGGGTAAAACTTCTAGCACTAGGCTTAATATCAGGAAATTGAATTTGAGTACCCATGCTCAATCCTCAATAACAAAACGAGAACCATCCGTCCATCCTTGTAATATAGCCAGTTTACCGTCATCGGTTAATTTGACGTACGAACCAGATAAATCAATCAAACCATCTTCTCCAAACGTAATACTTTCAACTTTATAACATTGATCTGTATTCCCAGTTTCTTTAATAGTAAACAACGTTCCAGCGTATGCTTTGACTGCGTTTGAATCAGAAAAATCAACTCGATCTTCTAACACTTCTTCACTAGAAGGATTCCAATAATAAAAATCTTTAGAGCCTGTAATTGTGTCTTTACTTACAACAGTGCCATCTTCAAGAATTGCTCCATTATTAAATCGACTTGTATGATTTGTTGTTGAAAATACTCTTATATAATCACCTGGTTTTAGACCGTTTACATAATGAGGAGCCGTTTTAAAATTAATTGAATGATCTGTATATTCTCTAACGCTCAAGACATATTTTGCATAAGTTATTGCATGTTTTCTAGAAGTACAGAAACCACTTAAGTCATACGTCTCAACTGGATCGTCTTCATGGTCCGATCCTTCAAGTCTGACAATTACTGATTTAGTTTCAGCAAAACCATTTAACTTTTCTTTTCTCCATAAAACATTTGCTCTAAATGTTTGCCTGTCTTCAGGGGCAAGGAAATTAACTTGTAAATCTTTGATGTTTCCATCGGTAAACATCGCTTTTATTTCAGGCGTTGCATTGAAATTTATTGTGTGATCAACATCTTTAAAGGGAACAGTAGGATACAAACTAAATTGACCTCCAACAATCGTAAAATCTAATAAACAATAAGTCCCTTGTTCAAAAATAAAGTCTCTTAAATTAACCCTGTTTGAAATCATTCCATCCCAAAAAAAGCGGTTAGCTTGGCAAAACTTTGTAGCTATATCCATATCTACAATATTTACCGATTCTTTGGGAATAACTTTTCCTGCTCCTAATTTTTTATCTGTCAATAAAGCGTAAGCAATTTCAGGAAATAAATTTGTCTCTTCTTTATAACCTGTAAAAGGTGCTTTAACTACTTCTATTCCTTTTCTAAAATAGGCAGAAAACTGCGTGAAATTTGTCCACTCTTTTGAACTATCAATCCTTAACCCTGCATAAGCTAAATCTCTATAAGTTGCTCTTTCGTTTCCTGTTGTTTTTATGATTTCATTTACATATACGACACGATGTTCAGGGCCATCTAAATGACTTGATCTATCTCCTTGATATTTCCAAAAATCAGCAGCAACATCATAAGGATTTAACTCAGAAGGAATATCACTTCCTATATCATCTCTAGTTGTAATTTCATCAATATTAAGATCGACAATTTGAGCAGGAACAACAACAGAATCCTCTGGATCGCTTGGATGGATTACAGCAGGAATAAGAACTTTGTCTCCTGGTCTATAATCTCCATCACCTTTATTTTCTATGGTCCAATTTGCATAAATATACTGATAGATAGGATCTTCCCATACATTCATCTTTACAGTTAAACCATCTCCTTCTGCAATCTGATTTCCAGCATTATCTTCATTATGTGTTTGCAGTATTCTTCCATTAATTAAAGGATCATTTGGGACACTTATTTCTTCAACTTTTCTTACATAATAAAGATTAGTAATACCCCCTGGATGTCCATTTCCACCTGCACCAGTAAGGCTGTCATTTAATATTGGTTCGTAATAACCTTTAAAACCACTTTCTGCAATTGTATATTCAAACCTTACATTATGATGAGCAGTTGCAAGATCATTACTTGAAGCTCCTACATGTTGCCCCCAATCTGGGCCATCATATCCTTCATTATTTGGTGTTACGTGTGAAGGATTAATGTATAAATTGAAGAAAGGAGTTCCTCCATCAGCAGGATCAAAACGAAGTATTAATGTATGATTATCTGTCGCATCTGTATAAGATGTTGGATAACTTGTTGCTTGTGGTCCATAAAATTTAGTCCAGATAAATGTATTTTGTAGTTTAGTACTAATGTCTCCAGCTCCAAAGCTAGATCTTTCCTGATAAGTATTCTTTGCCAAACTAACTACATCATAAGTAACATTATCAGCAACACCAGGATTGCCCAAATTCCATTCTTTATTACTTAAAGATTGTTTTGTTAATCCAAACTCTAAAAGGCCAGCAAAATAAATCGTATAAAGACCTGAAGGAAAATGAGCAGCTAAGTCTAAACTTGACGCTCCATTTGCATTTAACAAACATGCGGTTAAACTTTCTCCTCCTGCAACTCTTCTAATTACATCATTACCAGGCCAAGGGAAAAATCTATATTCATACTGACCATTGGGGTGAGCAACTCTTATATAATTATATTGAAATTCAGGCGTATTTCCTTTTACACAAAATAACCCCGAATGATTATTTACATTATTAGGTTTAACCCAGTGATCATCTGACCATTCTTCGTTTGATCCAGCTTTTCTTACTAATAATTTAAAGAAACTTATTCTGTTTAAATAAGTCTGAACTTGTCCTAATGATATAGGATTTCTATCATTAATTGCACTAACAATATTTCCTTCTGTAGGCTTACTATTTACATTCGCAAATTGCATCTGTTTATAAACTTTTGACTTCAAACCTATTTCTGTAATATCACAATTTCTATTATTAGAAACACTACCTATTGTTGTTTTTTGTAAGGCATATCGTGAATGTGGAGGAAATATTTGATTTTTATTCTGTTCGTAATAGAACTGGTCTGGATTGCTATTAGGAACGTACCAATAACTACCGCTTGTATTCCATTCAGGATTTAAACAATGCGTAGATAAATCTGCATTAGGCAAGCACTCGTAATATCCCTTTTGAATAACCTTAAAAGTGTACTGTCTCGTTTGTGATTTACGACCTTCCCACGGAGCACCAGGATAATCTAAATTGTCGCCTCCCATTGTGCATGAAACTAAAGCTGTTCCAGCCATATATTGCTCTCCTTTTGATATGTACCCGTCAGTTGCTTCTCTTACAGAAATGCTAATTGCATCAACATCTTCAACACCATGACGACCAATATGTCTTGTATCGTTTTTTTGAAAAGCAAGGACATTATCAGCACTTGTTTCACTATTATCAGAACCTCCTACAACTTGATAAGTTAAATCAGTCCCAACAGGTACCTCATCTAAACCTGCTTTTTGATTAGTAGTTCCACCAGAAGCAAAACCAGCCCTCATAGGCCATAAGCCTAAGTTTTTTACTCGTTTACGAACTTGTATTCTAATCCCAGGTCTAGTGTCTTTATTAATATCACCCCAACGAATTAATTCATAAGGAAGCCCGAACCATGTGCAGTTTGGCATTGGTGAACTTAAACCGAAAGCAGCCTGTGTTGTTGGATTTCTTGTCCCACAAAAATATTCTTCAAAATGCCCAGTCCCATCATCAATCTTAAAAACATCATCATTAAAAACATAGTTTCGATTATTAAAATAGTTATCGTTATAGTTTTGACCTGACAAGAAAGGAATACTTGTATTGCTAAAAGGTAAAAAATGACCATCAATTGTACGAACTTTATATATCTTTTCAGAGTGATAATTAGAAATTAATAAATCACCAATTGCATAACCTTCAAAATCAGGTCCATCTCCTGTTAGACCTAATTCACCTAATGAAAATAAAGCAAGAATTTTTAATTGTTGAAAACGACCAAAGCTAAGAAGCTGTGACCACAACACTTGAGAATTAACTCTAATTCCACCATAAGAGGTAACTGTTGTCCCATTACTTAATTCTTGATATTTAGTAAAAACAAGAGGAACTAAATCTCCTAAAATTGCTAATTCTTGAACACTATTAAAGCTATGTTGTGGAGCAAACTTTTTAGATCCTGCTATATCTGCTGTTCTTACACCTTGCCCTTGTTTTTGACTAGGAGGTTTTGGCGTTAATAAATGGGATACATAAGTTAAAGCAACACCAACAGCAATTTGACCAAGTATTGTTAAACCTGTTCCACTCCATAAAGCAAAAATACCCGCAGCAGGACCATTAACAATATCAGGTACTAATCCATACGCTTCAGGTCTTTCTTTTACTTTCGCTGCTACACCTTCTAAAAATTGAAAATATTCTTCTTCTGTTAACCCTAAAGAATTACAGAGGTCGGCTTCCGTTGGAAGTAGCACCCTACGACCAAAAGGGCCTCTAGCGGCGACCATATCACCACCTGGTCTTCTAATGTCCTTCGGTAACTCAGCCATCCGTCCTCATAATAAGCAGCCATGCCATAACCATCATCTGATTTGCATAAGCCAATTGTTCCTAGTTTAGGGGGTGATTCAACTCCCCACCGATTTAATTCTTCAAAAAAGATACTGTAGTCTTTTTTCTTTAATCTTCTATACCAATCACGCTCTCCTTTAGGAACAGTAAAACCATAATTAGCTAATACTGTACGAACCAAAGATAAACAATCACCAGCTTTATGCTTTACAGGATCAGCACCTAAACGATAAGGAAGACCAATTAATTCGTAAGGCTTCAAAGATTCTGAATCTGTCCAGTCAAAGGAAGATGAGAACACCTACTTTTAGTCAGTGTTTGCTGTGGAGCGTTTGCACCGACAGCGTCTATAGCAGAACTTAACAACAGCTCAATTGCTTCTGGATCGTATCTCATTGAAGCCGCCAACCATTGCTCACCTGTTAATTTTCCTCCATTTTTTGCAGCAGTATCTTTATTAAAGTTGGTATCCATTAAGAATGTTTCAACCAATATCTGATATTTATTTGTCACAAAATCTTTAACATAACTCATGCTTAATGGATTATTAGCAAGGATAATTGAAGCCTCTAAGTTATCACCAGAGCGATTCATTGCAGCTCCTTGATATATAAAAGACAGGAAGTCATGCCCGTCTACACCTTCATGTTTGCCGTTTTGGAATCTATGTTCGACATTACCATTAGATTTTTTAACAGTGAGGAAAGCAGTTAAAGCAACAACAGTCATTACATTCCAATCCTCGATCTAGTACTTCTACTGTTTCTTAGTGTAGATAATGTTCGTGCTTCTCCTGCTGACGCACCTTTAGATGCTGCTGAATTAATAATTTGACCTATAGCAGATTTAGGAACAAATTCTTCAGAGTTAAAGTTTAATATTGGCCCAGAGTAGTTGACTGTTGTTGACGAACCAGAAGCCCCTCCTGCGGATGATTGACCAGTGCCAGGGATAACAGATTCACCCCTAGCCCCTGCTGAATACCGTTGCATTGACTGAGCCATCTTAGAGGCTGGGATTATATACTCATCCTCTCCTGCTTCTCCTACAAGCCCCATTGTTGGTTTTGTAACCATTCCTCCAGAAGCAAACGCTTGGAATCCTCCTTGCTTATATCCTCCTTCTGCGTTCAAATTAAACGCTCCAAAAATTGCCTTTTTTAAGAACATACTTCCTAGCTGTTTAGCGACTCCAGCAAGAGACTCGCCAAGAGATTTAGTGCCATCAATTAATCCCATAATTGCTCCATGTAATCCATCAGCAATTGTTGTTTTTACTTGCAACAAGGTTTCTTCCCAGTTTTTTGTATTCTCTTCTCTTTTCTTAGCGGCTGCTGATTCTGTTGCAGCTAAATCTTCTGCTGCTTGCTTCATCTTTGCCGTCATTCCTACATACGCTCCCGTTAAGCGGTTAAACGTACCAACTCCTTCAACTTCGTAGGTTTCCCACTGCTTGCCCGTCGCGTCCTCCCATGCCTTCATCTGATCTTGTCCCGCAACAGCGTCTTTTATCCCTGTTATCTCTCCTTCTTTGCCTTCTATTTGTGATTTAAGTCTTGCCGCTAACTTCTTTTCACCTCTTGAATCTCCTAATTTATCCAACTTCTTTTGCAACAATTCAATCTCGGTGCCTAATTCTCTTATTTTCCATTTTGCGTCTTCTGCTGATACTGACCCCTCTTGGATTCCTTTTTCAAATTTATCCATAGGACTATCAACACCTTTTATCTTGTCAACAAGCCATTTGATTGCTTTATAAAGACCCCAAACAGCAGCGACAGCTAACAAGAATTTAGCCGTTAATGCAACAGCCGCCGCCGTAAGAACTCCTAAACCACCAGCAGCTACAATCCCAACCTTTAACGCGGCGATGCCAGAAGCCAACGTAACGATTGCTGGCCCAACAATTACAACAACACCTGCTAAGGCTGTTAAACCAATTACTATTTTTTGAACAAAAGGATCTAATTTCGCAAACCAGCCAACCAACGCTGTCATTGCTTTTATAACAGGTGTAACGGCTGGAAGAAGCTGTTTACCAACAGCAACAGAAAGATCTTCCATTGCGTTTTGAAACTCTTTAAATCTTTGTAGAGCACTTTGAGAAACGATTGCTTCAACAGCTCCTCCTCCTTCTTCCTCAATTGTTTTTAACGCCCGAATAACAACATCTGAAGTTATTTTTCCTTGAGATCCAAGCTCTTTTAGTCCTCCAACTGTTGTACCTAGCTCATCAGCAATTGGTTTTAACAGCGTAGGAACTTGTTCCGCCAAACTTCTAAATTCATCACCTTGCAATCTTCCAGAACCTAATGCCTGAGCCAACTGCCTAAAAGCTCCTGAAGCTTCCGCCGCAGAAACTCCAGCCGTTGTTGCTGCTGTATTAAAGCCAAAGAAAGTTGTTTCAATGTCTTCCATCGAAACACCTAATGGTCTTAATCGGCCAATGATATTTGTAACACTGTCAGCCGCTTCAATATTTGACATTCCAAAGACTTTTGAAGCTCTTGAAGCTATCGCTTGCGCTTTTTCATATTCCCCATATTGCTCTGTTAATAACTTCATCCGAACTTCTAACGCTTGCGCTTTTCCCGCCGTTTGAATTGCATTTTTAGCAAAGAAACCTAGTCCTGCTCCTGCAACCAAACTTCCAACATTTAAACCACCTATTGCACGTTTCAGCTTCTCCATATCTACTTGGACTTTTCTTCTGGTCTTCCTTACCTTGTTCCCAAACTTGGTCCAAGCGTTTTCATTTATACGCTGGAGTTTTGTTACTGACTTTGCTAATTGTTCTGTCTTAACTTTTAACTTCGCGGCTGCGGCTGCGGCTGGCCCAGTTATAAAATCAAATTTTACTGAAGCAACAGCCACTTTTTTCGTTCTTTTTTATTTATTCTAACGATACTTGGCCCGTTTCATCTCCGCAGCTTGTTCTTCGTTTAAAAGATCAAAATAAGCCGACCAAATATACAG